TTAGACTGTTCAAACCTTGTTTAATTTCATTAATGTGGGCGGCAAGTTCTTCGATTGATTTGTCTTCGATATGGTTAACCATTTGAAGAACCGCATGTTTTGTCTCGGCGGACATGTCTATATTATTTGAGTCTCATTTTTTTAAATCCCCAATCGCCTTGAGAAGTTTGACCATGATCTTATTGTGAATCTCGAGTTGCTGACGGATCCCAACTAGGGTGCTGCACACCGTATCACCATCGACGGTCTCCAGGGCGTTCACCAGGATAGCCCCCAGGTCAACATCCTCGGACTCATCCTCATCCTCATCCTCGAGAAACTGGGAGAAGTCGGGCATCTCGGTCTCGGAAACTTCGGTCTCGGACATCTCGGATTCCTCGCGCTCGCTGTCGGTCATTTTTGATTACTTATATTTTTTCTTTCTTAAAAGGGCGCGTGTGTCAGGCGGCTGAAAAATTTTCTTACCTAATAGTACTAAAGCAAACTATGGCGGGTGGACTTATGCAGCTCGTAGCGTACGGTGCACAAGATGTGTACTTGACTGGAAGCCCTAAGGTGACCTTCTTCCAGGCGGTGTACAAGCGCCACACTAACTTTGCGATGGAGAACATCGAGCAGGTCGTGAACGGTACGGCCGCCGACGGTGCTCGTCTGTCCGTGACTGTTGCCCGTAACGGTGACCTGATCGGTGAGATGTACCTCGAGCTTGAGGCCGACGTCGCCGCGGTGCTTTCCGATAACACTGTCGCTTCAGGTGAGTGGGTTGCTGAGCGTGCCGTGGCCGATATCGAGCTGACCATCGGTGGACAGCGCATTGACAAGCACTACCAGAAGTGGTGGCGCCTGTATTCGGAGCTTTACCTCGACGAGGCCAAGAAGGCTCAGTACGGAAAGATGGCCTCGGCGGCTACCACCGACAAGAACAAGGTGTACCTGCCCCTGATCTTCTTCTTCAACCGCAACCCAGGGCTTTACCTCCCTCTCATCGCTCTCCAGTACCATGAAGTGCGACTTGATATTACCCTATCATCTGCCTATTCTATCTACTTCACTACCGGCTCAACCAAAAACGCCGTTAAGGTGTGGGGTAACTACGTGTACCTCGATACTGAGGAGCGCCGCCGGTTCGCCCAGAAGGGCCACGAGTACCTGATCGAGCAGGTGCAGCACACCGGTGTGGACACTGTTGACGCTGCCACCAACGGTAAGCAGGTGCGCCTGTCCTACAACCACCCCGTCAAGGAGCTTGTCTGGTGCTTCAGTGCCAACGGAACCTCCCCTGAGTATAACGACATGTGGGATACCTCCAACGCTGATAGTGCCAACGTGACTACGGTTTCCAACGCTAATGTTACGCGGGATTCTACGAATGCCACCGTCACAAGCTTCAGCACCATTGGTGCTCCTCTCATGGTTGCCAACGGGAATCAGTGGGTGTCTGAGGAGGCGAACTCCGGTGGTCCCATGAACACCTTCAAGCTGATCCTCAACGGTCAGGACCGGTTCAAGGAGCAGTCCGGGAAGTACTTCAACCAGGTGCAGCCCTTCTACCACCACAGCGGCAACCCGTACCTGGGTATCTACTCGTACTCTTTCGCCCTTAAGCCCGAGGAGCACCAGCCCACGGGTACCTGCAACTTCTCGCGTATTGATAACGCACAGGTTGAGGTCAAGACCAAGGGTGGTTCCAAGACCAGCATGCACATGTTCGCCGTGAACTACAACGTGCTCCGGATCCAGAGCGGTATGGGTGGTCTCGCCTTCAGCAACTAAGTTAACTAACTAATATACTCATTTGTTAGGGAAAATTGAACCCTAGATAATGATTATAACGCTTCAACTTTGTTGAATATGCACGTGTCGCGAATTACTACATAGATGAAATAGCCATAGAATCCCAAAAACCCTATAGCAATTATCACGGGAATAGCTATCTCCATCTAAGAGTATTAAAGATTTAACTCTCTAGCCAATCAGAAATGAGTTTCGACCATATCACAGATAACTATTCACGTGCCTTGTTACTGGACGTATATCAGGCGATGTTCAAGGCCAATTTGTGGGACGACCTTATTGCACATGGTGATAAGACTGGGTTTCAGTATACCGACACTGCGAAACCTCTACTTAATCACATGAAACTTCTGGATCTACATTCTGGAAGTTCCATGGCTTGGGTGATGTCCCACATGAAAAAGATCTCAAAAATGGGTTACGTGGGGTATGTTAAAGATTTCATGAGATTACAAACTTAGTAATGAATGATGAGTTCAAGCGACTATGGGCACTACTCATATGCCAAATATGGGCAAAATATCACCTTGGACGAACCAGACCACAACAGACCTGGTCTCGTCCAACGGAGGAAGAACTCAACCCCGGATATCTATTCGGACACTACCTCATGGTCGAACCAGATGAATTTAGAACGTGGCTCGACTATCAGCGTTGGGGTGAAAATAAGGAACTTACTGACTATCAGTGTTCATTTTTTGAATACATTAAGGAAATGGTTGATGAGATCTACCCCGGTGCCGATCGAACCGAACTGGGAATGGCTCTCATTTATGGAGAGGGGACTCGCGACGACGTAGCGACGATTTTGAACTTGATGCCTTCCTCCTTTCCTTCCGCGCCCTCTGGTTCGCAGCCATCCGTGCACGAAGCGCTCGAATCTGGAGATTGATGAGATCCCGTTCGCGTTTAAGTCGCTCTTCTTCTTGAACCATCTCCCAAAACGCCTTGGCTGTGATAGTATCCATTTGTATTAAACAATAATTTATTTGTTTAGAGTAGAAATGGACTTCGAAGAATTCCACGTAAGAGACGTGATGAAACTCTTGCGTGAAATCATTCTCCCGCGACTCTGTGACCTTGAACAGGAAGTTCAACTTTTGCGCAAGACCACCTGGCCAATATGCCAAGCCATGCGTGAACACTATTGTTTTAAAATTGATGAAAATGCAAACATTTCACGTCAGTTGAAGGCGCTCGTGGACCCAGAAGAATATCGTAGAATTGTTCACATGAAGGAAGAATTCAAACATCGGTACTGCGATAAATTTCGGAGCTCATTGTAAGGATGCCATCCTTCGGGGACATTGTGTGTGTTTTGGATCTCGCGTGCCGAAAAAGTATAGGCAAATCGATGCCAGACCAGTTGTTATCTAAAATTGTTCGAACTGCGCGGCAGCGACCAAGGCGCTACGTCCCACCCAAAGAAATACCAATAGAAGCTCCACTAAGAAAGAGACATACAAAGGCTATAATAAAAAAGAAAGATAAGGGACCGATAAGAAAATGGAAGTTGAAGGGTGAAAGGAGACGAAAGGGGAGATTTTAATGAATGATAATAGAAAGATGAGTGCACTTCTTGTTCCAGCAGCACTGATATTTGCTCTAAATGTAATAACAACACAACCATCTGCGCAGACAAATGACCCAACCATGAAAGCACTTAAGTTGGGTAAGATTCAAGCCAAACGCAAACGGAAGCCAAATGTTATTAAATTTACACCAAAAACACCGAAGACGGCAAAGACACTTACTCGCCCTTCTTCACAGCCTCAGTCTCTTCCTCGGCAGTAGCCACCCTGAGAGGGGTCATCAAAACATCGTCAAAGTTCTCGTTGCGATCCTTGGCATCGGCAAGTTTGGCATCAATGAGCGAACGATACTCCTTGGCATCAAGTCCGGACACCATGGGCGCAAGGAGATAGAAAAGGGCAGCAAAGACTGCCGTGTGGACCACAAGCCCGGCGGGGGTCGGTGACCCGTTCATGGCGATCTTGAAGAAACGCCCGAGCAAACTCTCGACCAGTTTGTAGGTGGCGGGATTGGACACCACATAGAACAGGACGGCAGCAAGCAGAACTCGCGTAATCATAATCATTTGTAATTACTTACTATTAAAATTTACTTGTACATGCAGCTGGACTTCTCCCGACGGCGCATCATGAAGCCCTCACGACCCATGACCTCGGCGGAGATCGCCTGCTCAGCCTTGACGACATCCACGGCGACATCCTCGGCGGCATCGAGCAGACCCTCACCAGCCTTCTCGGCATCCTCGGCGACCACGATCACAGCCGGGCGCTTGAGCATCATGAGACCG